ACATACTTTAGTTCATTGACATAAGTACTTAATTGTTCAATAAGTTCTTCATTGTCTTGCAGTTCGAGTTCAGTAATATTAGCAAACATAAATCACCTCATTCATCAAATTCGTAGCGACATTGCTACAGTACATATAGTATCAAAACGCTATGGTGATGTCAACCTGTAAAAACCGTTATAAATCAATGACTTAGCACAGCAGTGATGTAAGTTGTTGATTTATATAGGTTTATTTTTAGCATATTTTTTGTTGTATTTTAGCAACAAACTGTTGTATTTTAACGACAATATCCAAGAAGTTAGTGACAGATATTGACACAAGGTAAATTTTGTGAGTTTTTTGGGTTTGTTTACCCTACTTACATGACTTTTAACAGATATTTGTGTAATATGATAAATAACAATGTAGGCGAAATGGTGTCTACAAGATTTTCTCTTATTGACATTTGAGACGATCTCCTAATGAACCAACAGACTACCCATTTTTAGCGAATGGGTAGTCATCTTACGCTAATAAGAGTTGAATCATTAGAACCTGCATTAGGAGTGTTTTGTTCAATCATATAGGAGAAACAAATGAACAAGTTAAATCAATCAGACCTGGGTACATTATTAGTTCCAAAAAACTGTAATTCGAATTTTAATTCTAATTTTAATTCTAATTTTAATATTAATAAGAATAAGAATACATTTCGACAACAAGTAGTCGAAAATGTTTGTGCGCCAGAGGCGCACATGTTTCCTGAAAGCCTTGGAGTGGCAGAGCCAGAGACCAAGAAGTTATTGGGTTTTGAGAGTGTAATGGCAGCAGGGCCCAAACCAAACGATAAACCTGCTAAAAAGGGCTACAAGAGATTGAATTATGATGCCATATATAACGAGATCAACGTGCAGGTCAGCAATGTGCGTGAGACAGGCAGATATATGCGTTGTCGCATACATGTCAGTCTAAAAGAAGATTTAGACAAATCATATGATGTTTTCTTGTCAGGTGCGGCTACTACTTGCAAGAATGAGTTAGTCAATGGTGCCAAAGGCAATGCTACTGTATTGACGATCATCAATGACTTTATGACGCGCAGACCAGGTTGCATGATAGCACGATTTCATTATAAGCCTGTGAATGGTTATGTCACTGATTTTCATAAAAAGAATCTAAAATCAGCCATAATGATGATATATGAGAATAATAATATAATAGAAGCAGAGTTCTATCTCATGGGAGAATACATAATCATACCACTAGATCGTGAGTTATCTACAAAACAACAAAAATTCTATAGCCTAGCAGGTATTTATAGATCAGTACCTGATCAGATGACTGATGAGGAAGAATTCGAATGAGATACAACGAATACATGTATACCAAATTAAATTTTGGTAAGTACAAGGGTTATTTCTTGAAAGATGTACCTGACGAATATCTAATTTGGGGCATCAAACATATTGATGATGTTGGTATCGCTACCATGTTAAGCGTAGAATACCAGAGACGCAATAAGAACATGAGGTAAACAAATGAACAAACACAAGATAGGGTATACACAAAAAACTACACAAAGCAATAACACATATGTCAGTCTTAATAAACAGGACCAAGATATATTCATAAAGAACATACAAGCCATAAACAGTTATATGCAAGAACTATCATTGCTTAACGACCCAGATGTCAAAGCGTTAATAAAATGGTGGCGCGGTAGTGACAAGAAATACCCATACAACAAACGGCTTGGCAAATACAATTCACCAGAAAGCATGATGGCTGGATTGTTAAACAATATGATGTTTGGCAATCAGCGCGATCTATCAACAGTGCAAATGCCATTTTATGAGGAAATAACCAATATCTGCGCAGAAGTCATAGCAGAACTAGAATTAGTCAAGAAACTAGATTTACAGAGTGATTATGATATATTAGGAGTGCAGTTCGGCATAGATTTTTGAGTGTTATCTATAAGTACTTGATGACATATACGAAAAAGCCAAGGCTAGATGTACAGAAGGCAATGTTATGCGGTAGCATAAACAATAGCACAAGAAGTCAGAAAAACAAGATAAAAAACAGTAAACTAGATACAAGTTTACCACCTGTGAATTTTGCTAGCGTATATATGTACCAATATAAAAGTTGGCACTATAAGGGCATGAGTTGCATGTTATGCAACAAGATAATGAATGATGACTATGTGATAAAAAACCATCATTATGTTTGTGAGGTTAATATAGTAAAAAAAAGCACAAATACATAATGACTAAATAAACATATGGCACTAGACACAAACAAAACAATCGATACAGTCAAATTAAAATTCTACAACGAATGGTTATATGCTAATCATATCTATGACGAGGGCGATAGCCAATATCATAAAGATATCACAGCCAAAGTAGTCAAGGATTATATAGATCCATTAGATTTGCCTAAGGATAGCGTGATACTAGACTTAGGTTGCGGTCCTGGTTATTTCCTTGACGAGATGAAAAACAGGAACTATACTAATGTCACAGGTATAACACTAAGTCCTGGCGATATAAAAATCTGCAATGACAAAGGTCATACTGTGAAACCATATGATATAAGTTTCTTGCCACAACAGGATGGCTACCATGACGAGAGCGTAGACTTTATATTTTTGAGGCATGCACTAGAACATAGCCCATATCCAATCTTTAGTTTGATGGAATATAATCGTGTGCTAAAACAAAATAGCAAGATTTATATAGAAGTACCTATGCCTGGCTGCGAACGCAAGCATGAGAATAATCTTAATCATTATAGCATATTAGGCGGAGAGATGCTAGCAGCACTATTGCATAGGACAGGCTTTGGCATACTTGACTTTAGGATATTTGAGTTTAACCTTAACTTACCTGCAGAAAACAATACATATGTTAGTGTGAAAGAGAGTTTTTACATAATATTGGCTAGCAAGTCACATCCATTAGATGTCAAATAAATACATACATGAGCAATACCTATAAACTTAAAAAAGACGAAAATGGCATATTATGGGTCACTGTGAACGAACTCATGCATGATGTCAAACAAGCACTTACTGATCTAAGCAATATAGATGATCCTAGATTATTGCCCAGCGATAAAATAGAACTAGATAAAAAGATACTGGGACTACATGCTATCTATACATTCTTGGGCGCATTACAGCAAGAACAAACACTATTAGATAAGGCAGCAGAACTACAAAGGCAACCTGTCATGGGCAATATCACTATAAAGACATTGAATCAACAACTAATCAAGGAGAACTTGCATTGAGCATAATCACTAATTATAATAGGATCATACATACATTAGGCTTCAAGCAGTTTGAAAAGATGTATAACGAACTATGTGTTTACATGAATGAATCTGAGCAAAATAGTTGCTTGGATTTCATGATCACAATAGAGAATAGCAAATATGATATCAATCCAACTATAGGTGATTGTGTGACACAGATGAAATTGATATTAGGCGTTGATAGATATACACAGATAGTTGAAAACTGGAAAGCAAACAATCAAAAGATATTAAGCATATACGGTAGATTAAAGTATAGACATATCAAAGATGGATCACTTTGGGATGGTCTTGATGCTACAGATGATCCAACACACTATAGCAAGGTATATATATGAAAAACAATAAACTTATCAAATTACCACAAAAGAACGATAGCGGCAAGAAAGTAGGCGCTGATGCCAAAGCATGTTGGGAAGGTTACAAGTATGTGGGCACAAAAAATGGTAAAGATGTTTGCACAAAAACTAAAAAGTAAACATCTACATGATGTAAACATGAGTTATATGCAACATCTATATCAAGCCATAACTATAGCCATGATACTGTTAGTGCATGGTTTATGTCCATATATATGGCCTAACAAAGCCACACTGTTGCTATGTAGGAGAAAAACATGAACTATACTCCAACAGAAACTATGGCAAACAATGCAAAGCGCGGACTAAAAATGCGCGATGAAAGCACACCCAGCAATAAAGGTGGCACACAAGTTGGACTACAAAGAGCCAATCAGTTTAGCAAGCGTGAGGGTGTCAGTCTAGAGACTGTGATGCGCACATATCAGTTCTTAAGCAGGGCTAGGGTATATTACAAGCCAGGACAAAACACAAAAGGTACGCAAGCATATCTGATGTGGGGCGGACCCGCAGGACTGACATGGGCACATAACATATTAAAGAAAGAGGGAGTCATATAATGTATAACAATAAACCAAAAAGACCTAAGCCCAGACCCGGTAAGAAATGACTACAGATCATATAGTTCGCTGGAACGCACTAAATGATGTTGAGTTTATAACTAGCAGCAAATACTATAGGCGATTCAAGGGTGTATCTAGCCTAGAGCATAAGATAAATATAGATTATCTGACACATAGACTAGATACATTAGGTTATATGTTTACAGTAGGTTGCTGTAACAGATGTTATGTGACAAAGAAAGATGATATACAAAAGTGATGGGACCATGATATTGGTCAATAAAGGAGACAAAGCATGTCTGGAAAACAATCAAGTTATCCAAAAAGACAAGGTCGAGGCGGACCAAGGATCAATAGCGGCAGACCAAAAGGCAGCACCAACAAGATAAGTCCTGCTACACTGCTCAATGACTTCCGTCGTGAACAAGGCATGACATTTAGCCAGTTCATAAACAAAAAAATACGTGACGCAGAACTAGATAACAATCATGAACTTGTTAGCAAATATATATTAGGCTTAGCCAAATATATCATACAAGATGTGCAGCAAGTAGATGTCACAAGTCAGGGCATGAGCATAAGGCCTACATATAATTTTAGCAAGAACGAATTGCAAGATTGGATGCCGATATACTCACTAGAAAATGCACAGAAAGATTGACATACCTTTATATGGCGAGCAGCAGACATTATTGCGTGATTGGTTAGATACTGACAAGCAATGTATTGATATAGTACCAGTAGGTAGCGGCAAGACATACTTGGCTAGCATAGCGCTGCCTATATTCGCAACTAATGAGCGATACCATAGAAACAAAGATATAGTGTATAGCGCGCCTACAGGTGCTATGATAAAAAGCCTTATATGGGAACCATTGAAAAAAAGTTGTATAGAATATTACAATCTACAAGATGGTGTGCATATAAACAATAGCGAACTCACTATACGCTTTCCTAACGGTATATTCATACGCTGTAAAAGCGCAGAGATGCGCGAGAATCTTAGAGGTCTTAACGTAGGCATATGGGTAGCAGACGAAGCAGCATTATATACTAGCGAGACATTACAAGAAATCACAAACAGATTGAGGCCCAGCGTAGGACAACCTGATAGCGGCGGTAGATTGATAGTGATAAGCACGCCTAACGGCACAGGACCACTATATGATCTGTTTAAGTTAGCGTTAGAAAATAGTGAGCGTTATCTAGTCAGGCACTATAACTATGAGCAGATGCGTAGCGGCAATCGCAAGTTCATATTAGAACAGAAAAAAATATTAAGCCCACTAAAATTCGCGCAAGATTACCTATGTAGTTGGGAAAGCGTTGCCGATCAGTTTTTCTATACATTTGACAAGCATAAGCATACCTATGATAACATCATAGATCGTGGACATGATCTATATACATTCCACGATTTTAACAAGCGCGTCATGACAGCCATAGTTGCACAAGTATATAACGAAGGCAAAAAAGACGGTACGATAGAAATATTAAAATCATATGCTATAAAAGATTGTAGCACAGAAGGCATAGCAGATGCTATACGCACTGATTTTCCACGCAGGAGGATAAGCAGCATAATCGACATGAGCGGTACGCAAGTCAATCGTGATACTACCAGTCCTTTT